ATATGAGTTTGTTTATAGTTATTTTAAGAGTCAAAATTGTGAGCTTTTAGAAAATACTTATGTTAACTCAGTTGCAAAAATGAAATATAAATGTAGTTGTGGTAATATTTCACATATTACTTGGAATAATTTTAGTAAAGGTAAACGTTGTTCAATTTGTGGTAAAAATAAAAAATATACATTTAAAAAAGTAGAAGCGTTATTTAAAGAACAGTCATTTGAACTTCTTGAAAATATATATGTTAATGTTAATACTAAAATGAAATATAGATGTTCTTGTGGAAATGTTGATTATATGACATTGAGTAATCTTAAAAAAGGTAGAAAATGTAGAAAATGTAATAAAAGAAAAAAATATCGTTTAAGAGAAGTTAAAGAATATTTCAAAAGTAAAGATTGTGAATTATTAGAAGAAAAATATATTAATACGATTACTAAAATGAAATATCGTTGTTCATGTGGGAATATCTCATACATAACATTTAATAATTTTAAGAATGGTAATAAATGTATTTTGTGTTCACGAAAAAGAATTGGAGAAAAACAGAAATTACTATATAGAGAAGTTTATAACTATTTCAAAAGTCAAAAGTGCGAATTACTTGAAAATGAATATATTAACAATCACACTAAAATGAAATATAGATGTTCTTGTGGAAATATATCATACACTATATGGAGTAATTTTAAAAAGGGAAAAAGGTGTAGCAAATGTGGAAAAATAAAATCTATAAAATCTGCTAGAAAAAATCAAGAAAAATTAGGAAACTGGATTCCTTTAAAAAAATTAAATGATTGGTCTTTATATAAAAGAAATGTTCATAATTTAACTAAAAAAAATTATCGAAAATATAAAAAGATAATAAATTCCAAAAATTTACCTAGAGGTAGAGGTGAGTATCACTTGGATCATAAATTTAGTGTTTATGAAGGATTTAAAAATAATATTGCACCTTACATCATTGCAAATGTTAACAATCTTCAAATGTTATCAGAGTTTAATAATGGAAGTAAAGGTGCAAACTGTTCTATTACATTAAAAGAACTTTATAGTTCTATAGAGAATAAAAAACTATGATTAATAACGTTTACGAAAATTTCAGCTACATGGACCAGCTGAAAGATGTAGAAATAAATCTAACGGAATATCTTAAAGAATTTTCAGATAATGATTATACGTTAAAATTTAATAATCGTCAACCTGCTATTGTGACTTTAGCTAACATATTTGAAAGATATACCGTAGTAGAGGACTTCAAGGATAAGAACGCATCCTTTACGATTTATAATATCAGAGAGAGTGAGCTCCCGGAAGATATTTCTTTGAAATATTATCAGAGCGAGGATTTTTGGTGGGTTATTTTAATATTTAACGATATTAAGAACCCTTTAACTGAATGGCCCTTAAGTCAAGAACAAATAGATTATCTTGTTGATGCTTATGCGACTTTGGAGAATAAATATACAAGAGATGCTTATTATAATTTAATTTTTGATTGGAATGAAAATCGAAGAAGAATAGAAGTTTTAAACGCTAATCAATTGAACGATTTTATACAACAATTTCGGCAAGAAGTAATTTCACAAACAACAGATGATAGATATAGTATATTACTATGAGTAACACTACGGGACAATTAAATTTTAACTATTTTAAGATTTCTAGTATTGAAGTTGATATATCAAAAATTAAGTCACTTGAGATATTTGAATCTATAGAATTTCCAGGGAATGTTGGAAATGTTGTAATAGATGATTGGGTGACTTTAAAGGAGAAACTTAATATATTTTCAGGAGATATTGTAGATATTTCATTTGGAAGAGACTCAGATCCCGTATTAGTGCTTGAAATGGTGATAACAGATGATCCAGTAGAAATAATTCTTCCCGGACAAGATGATAAATATATTCAATTAAGTTTTTGTTCAAAATGGTTAGTTGAAGGATTTACTCAAAATAGAAGTAAGGTATGGAAGAATAAATATATACATGAGATTGTTGCAGATTTAGTAGAGGATTGTGGAGGTACGTTAGGTGCTTTTGAGAGAACTAAACAAAAACTTGACAGATTTGTAAGTCCTTTTTGGAGTCCTATTCAAACAATTAGATATTTAATGGGATTTGCAGTAGATAGAAATGATCATGGGGGTTATTTGTTGTTCAGTGATTTAAGAGAAGATAATGTTAATTTTCTTCCATATAATAGATTAATACATGCTGAAATTAATGCCGGAAGAGTACCTTTTAATCTTAAATTCAATCCAAAACACGCTTTATCATATGAAAAGATATTAAACCTATCAGTAGCAAATTCATACGATTCTATAAAGTATGGTAATAGTGGTTTGGGGAGAAGTCAGTATATAGGTTTTGATTACGATAAGACTGAGATGATGAAAAATGATTTAAGGATAGATGAATATATTCACAATCATTTAAGTACTGTGTTACCTCTAAACAATAAATATCTTGGTGATAAATATAGGACTTCTAAAGAAATGTTATTGTATCCTAACACTGATTCGTTAATTACAGATGATGTTATAGAAAGTGAGGAATATTTAAGATCGCCTTCAGAACTTTTAAATGGAAAAATGAATACTAAACAATCGTTAACATTTTCTGACATGGTTACGTTGAATATAGTCACTAATGGTGAAGGAGTGCATAAGAAATCTGGAAGATTGATAGGTGTTGAAATACCTTCTAGAAATAGGAAGATAGAGGTATTACATAAACAATTATCAGGAACTTATTTAATAAAAAATTTAAAACACTCTATTGTAGATTTAATATATTCTAATACTATGACTGTAATTTCAGATGGATATAAGTTAGTTTCGAGAAAAGATATGATTACATGGTCAGAGGAAAATTATACAGACGATGAAAACTGGTTTGTAGGGAGTAATGGATAATGTTAGGTAAAGAAGACGGTTTTAATTCGAATATAGACTTAAGTGGATTGAAGATAGCATATGTAGTTTCAAACGAAGACCCTAAATGTCAAGAAAGAGTATTAGTGAGAGTACTAGGTATTCACAATTTAGAGAATATGTCAACAGATAATGGAGTTTGGGCTTATCATTGTGCCCCTTATAGAAGTACATCGGGTGATCTTCCAGAGCCAGGAGATTATATTTATGTTTTATTTCCCAACAGAACTGATCCGATGAATATTGTCTGGCTTGGTTACGTTCGTTCTTCATATCAAGGCGGAGTCGACGGAACAGACGATTCGATTAAATCAACTCATAAAGAAGTTAAAACTACTGGATTTTCAGATAAGATCTTAAATTTTATAAATAAGATATTTTAATGATTAGTAAAGAAGACAAAATTAAAAAAGAGAGTAGTGTTAGTCGTCAATTACAGCAACAAGTACCTAAAACAACTTTAGATGGTACTTATAATAAGCATAATAACGTCACTCAATTCGATACAGCCGATCGGATAATTGCTGAAGATTTGAACGAAGAATTCATCCCTGTAGTAGAAATTATATATAAAGATGAGATCATTTCAACCATTTCCAAATCTTCAAAGATAATTGAACTTGCTCCATCGTCTCAATTAACAGAATACAATAAAATTAAAGTTGACATAGATAAAGAAGGTCACTTATTTTATTTTGACTGGACTGAAAAAAATAAAAGGATTCACTTAAGACATCCTGCAGGTACTTACTGGACTATAGATGATGATGGAAATTATAATTTTAAGGTAATTAAAGATTATGATAAAATTGTAAAAGGGACAGAAAACGCTGTTATTAACTTAGGTCAGAATGTAGTTATCAAGAAAGATAGAAAAGTCAGTATTAAAGAAACAGATTATGTATCTATAGGTAAAAAAAGAAATGTTTCAATTGGCACTTCTTTAGGTACTGTAATAGGGGCTTCAGAGTATAGAAACATTGGTGGAAGAAGAGTAACTATAATTGACAATGAAGAAATCGTAAAAATAAACAAATATAAAGATCAGACAATTAAAGGTCAGTATTCAGTGACTTCAAAAGACTTTATTGCTTTTAGAGCTCCTTTACTTGTTTTTGATGTTGGAAAATTAGAGTTTAGATCAAAGTCATCAATTATTGAGAAAACGTCTGGTAAACGTGAAATACAGTCAGAGAAATTAGTTTTATCGGGAATGGATGGTTTATCATTGAGTACTACAGGCGACTTTTCTCAGACTGTTGTGGGGTTTTCTGAAGAGATTGTTACAGGACTTCCCGGAAGTGATTCTAAAAATATTACAGTTAATGCAGGGAATTTTAATGTCTCTACAATTGCTGGTAGTATAACATTAGAATCAACATTACCGTTAAGTGTGAGTATGTCAAATTCTTTAGGGTCGATTGAAGTAAATACTACAGGTGATGTAGACTTCACTAGTCCTCTTGCAGATATTTCAATTAAGGCTACAGGAGATATTGAACTTAACGGAACAGCTGGAAGTATTAAAATAAGTCTTTCGGATACTACGATTGAAGGACCGATGGTTAAATTAGGAAGTTCTAGTGCAACTGAAGGAGTGGTTTTATTATCTCAATTAAGGGTATGGTTAAATAGACATACACATCCTAGTTCTATGGGTCCCACTGGACCACCATCAAGTCCTGCAACAGAGTCTTTAGGTTCTACTAAAATCTTTGTGGAGTGACGATATGTCTTTTGCCTTTGGACCTATAGAATTGTGGTTTTTAAATAATATGATGAAATTGACCGAATTACCTAAAAGTCATGAAGAAATTTCTAAAATATTTGTGGATTCCTATAGAGGATTGTTAGGTTATGGAATACCTCCTACGACTTTTTCAAGACCAGATGATCTCGATCCTTCTGATGAAAATTATGATTCAACTATAACTGAACAGTACAGTTCGTGGTTGAGAAATCGTGAACATTACAAAAAATCGCTTAATTTATTTAAAAGGTGGCTAGACGCAGCACTTGATGGATCGGCAAATCCCAATGATAAAAGTCCGACGATTAAAATTATTTTCAGATTAGCACGGTTTTTGTGTAGAGAACGATACGAAGGTTCGTTAAACAATGCCAAAATAAAACGACTTGAAAAATTATTATCAAATTTATCCCCTCAACCAGAAACTAGAGAGATATATATAACTGAATTATGTACTGCTATAGGTAGGTGGACAGATGAATGGAAGGAAGAACAGGAAGAAAGAATAGCTAGAGAGAATAGATAATGACAACAATAACTGAAAAAAAAGAACAACTTGAAGAACTTTTAGATTCTGCTCCAGGGACTTTAATAAGAAAACGAAAGGAACTTATAGAGCTTTGTGAACTTGCAGAGTATATGAGAGATTCTGCTTCTATTGCTAAAAGTGTGATGAATCCTGACACTGGAAGTATCTTACCGGAGATATGTGAGAATTACCGGAATGATCAAGCAGTCCTTCTAGGTTATACTGATTATGATGACATGATAGATGCGATTGATGACGGTCTAGAAGTAGAAGACGATTGTAGTGCTGATGGAACTGCGTCTTGGACGGGTTCTGGTTCTATAACATTAAACTTTGATTCAGATCACTACACTGTTACTACCTCTGCTACTGATCAATATGTAACACTTCCTATAACCAGTGCTACATTTACAGCTGGGACATCGTATATTATTTCCATAGATGTTAAAGATGGTACTGAAGCAGATGCTATGATTTGGTTGTATTTCTACTTTACTAGCGCTAGTGGTAATCATACTTTAACAAGTCCTAGTATAGTCACAACTACTGATTGGACTACTTATAGTTTTGTTTTTACACCTTCGGTAGTTTCTACTTCCAATGAAGTAGTAGGTCTGAAAGTTAAAAATAATATTACTGGAAATTTTCAAATAAAGAATTTCATATGTCGCGAGTATTACCCCGATCAGTTAATGAAGTTTGATTTTAGAACCACTAGTGAATATGGAGACGATCACGATTTTACGTTACCTACGACTACTGGATTTGGTTACTTAATGCATAATCCTGACGGGACTCTTTTAAATAGTGGAGACATTTCAACAACCCCTGCAGATGATCATTATTACGAAAAACTTTATTTAGTTAAAGACACTTCTAGTGACTTAGTGACACGTTATGATGGTTATAATCTTTCAGTACCTTCAGTTAAATCTGTTACAACTATTTTAGATTCAGACTTTAAGACTGAAACGGACTCTTTAACAGTTGTCGGAGATATCTCTGAGGTTCCTATATTTCAATCTGAAGGAGCGACAATTGACATATATTTGACTTGGGGTGTATCTGATGAAGCGAAGATAGGAGAAGTAGACGAGTTAAGTGAGTTTACACAATTTGGAGGTTATACTTATATTGATACAAACAATTCTTCAATAGATTATAACGCTCAAACAATATCTATAGTTTTCTCTGAGACTCCTTCAGATGATGATGTAACAGTTGAAATACGTTATACATACGATAATGCAAATTACAGTTCAACACAATCAGATAATCACACAACATATGATTTTTCTTCTGATGTGTTTGTAGGTTTTATGAGTGGTATAGGTTCTCAAGGCCCTATATATGACACTATAGAAGTTTATTTAAATGATGAACAGATAGGTATGATGAATGATGATGGAGAGTTTTACGGATCGCTTATAAATGATTCAAGTTACTTTAACGCTCCAGGTAATTGGGGTATTGGTATTAAAGACATTACAACATCATATGAAAATACTGTAAGAGTTGAATATGTAGAAAAAAATAATCTATCAAAAACTGATTCTATAGGTACTATAAACGTCACTTCAGTCACTTATAGTGTGTCTTTAGATACTCCAGTTTGTTTAAATGACATTGAAGTGTATTTAGGAACCACTAAGATTGTTGAAAATGGTGATTTTACAACTTCATGGTCTACACATACACCTTCAAACGCTCTTACAACTTCTATTACAGATGCTTACGATACTGGAGGTGCTACTACTAAAGCATATGTAACAGTCTGTACATGTACTCAAGCAGGTGTTTTCTCAATAACGATTACGAAAGGGACAGGAGATTACATATATCCCGATACTGGAGGAGTCTTAAAGGTTGTTTACGATGTTGCAAATGATTATTCAACTTGGAATTCATCATATACTGAAGTTCCTTTTTCTTCAGTAAATAATGGAGGTACTATAAACACTTGTGTAATAGGTGTAGTGAGTACAGTACCTACAATGCTTGAAAAATATACTGTAAAGAAATATATAGATCATACAATTTACGGACATCTTACAGTGATGTCAGAGGGACTAGAAGTCGATCCTTCATGGGATTTTACCGTAAATACTCCTGATGAATGTACTTTTATGGATTCTGCATCATTTGACGCATATTTAAACTGGTTGACACCTTATAGTACTGATGATGATTTATTTAAATCTTGTGAAGAAGATGAATATTCGTATTCAACAGAATCTGAGTTGTATAGTAATATTGAAAGAAGTCCATTTTTACCAGAGTTAAATGATACATATGATGATTCTGTTGATTTATTTAATGATACGTATGTAAATGTAACCTATGACATAGACGGTTTAAGTAGTCCTGGTTATTCATATAGAATTAATTGGGCCGTTTTAAGTAAATATAAGTTTGAATATAAAAGAGCTCCTGCAATCACACTAGCAGATACTTCATTAATAACGCATACAATTACAGATAGAGATGAACCTATAGATTTAATTAATGATGCTACTTATGACCTTTTTGATGATCTTTTAAGTACGTTAGATACTTGGATGGCTGCAAATATGACAAGCGTTCCAGACGTACCTGCTGATGGAGCCAACGTATACACTATTGAAGAAGTTGGAGGGTATTGGAAAATTCTTGAAGATGGGGGTGCTTACACTCATAAATTTAACGATCTTACAGCATCTTCAGCATATCAAGCAGTGAAGGATCAAATGGATTTGTTAAGTACTGATGGTCTTGCAGATAGTGATATTGAAATCTTTTGGGATTTGATTAACTTTAAAAATTGGAGAGATAATTTTTCTACTAATAGAGATTTTGGTGACTATAACGAGGCTAGTACTGACTGTAAGAATCTTTATGATGCGTTAACAACTTTTGACACTGGATCAGCGGTTACTTCAGGTTCTAGACTTAAAGCATTTACGACCATTGATTCTCTCATAGGTACTGTTACTGCTAGTGGTTACTCTAAGGATATTTACGATGCTGTTACTTATGCAATAGAAGGTAATATTAGGTTTGTTAAAAATGTTATTGATAAATATAATAATATTCAAGGATATTATGATTATATCCAAACTTACATAGACGAATGGAATATTTATGACACAATATGAAAATTCAGGTTGGAATCCTAATGTGAATTTTAACAATGCTAAAAAACCTTTAAAAGATATTAAAATTGCTTTAAAGATGATTAAAAAGGATTATGAAAAAAAGTATAAAGAGTTAATTAGACTAAAAAAAGGGATGAATGACAACTCAACTATGTAGAGGTTTTAGAGACACCTACACACTTAATTTTACTAAGATAAGCACGACATATCCTATACAATTTGACGGGACTTATGTTGACGGTGATAAGTTATTGATTGTAGAGAATGGTAGATATTCTTTATATACACCTCTAACGGCACCTTATACCTGTGAAGAGCATGGACTTATTGTAGATAACGGGGATAATACAATGACCATGACACCTTTAAGAATTATAGGTTGTAATTCAGGTGTTGATGGTTATGCAGCAACCTTTGCAGATTTACCTGCGTGTGATTCGACTAAAGACGGACAGATATATCAAGTAGGTGAATATCCAAATTCAGAATGGTATCAATGTAACTGTATAGGTGGTAGTTGTAGTTGGTCTGATTCAGCAAATCCAATTTGTGAAGAAATCGACTCCCTATTAGACCTTCCAGACGAACCTTGCAGCGGCTCTAAAATATATTATGGAAGTTTTGCATCCGATGGTTCAAACATTTTTTATGGATGTGTTGCAGGTACTTGGTTAGACGTTATTAATCCTAACGATGCGTTAAGTCAGGAGGGATCTGCATGTATAGGTCTTCCATTAACTGCAAATTTTAATATTACTGAAGGTTATGGATTACCTAGAAATAGTATTACTGCTTTTGATTTTACTATTGAAAATAACAGTGGTTTTGCATATGACTGTACAGGAGTTATAAGTGGAACCGATATAATTGTTACAGTTCCTTATGGTACCGATGTAACTTCTTTAGTTCCTGAGATTACTATATTAGGTGCTAGAGTGAGTCCCAACACATTAGTTTCAAATGATTTTACTAACGAAGTGTTATATTCTTGTTATTCTTCTGACGGTACTGTTAAGGAATATACCGTGACAGTTAATGTTGCTTCGGCAGCCGATTGTGAAATAAGTGAGTTTTGGTTTTCTGATGGAGATAATACAGTTCTTTCTTCAGATTTTTATGGAGTCATTGTAGGAAATGAAATAATTGTAAACTTACCTTACGGAGTTAATGTAACAGCTCTTGTAGCAAGTTATGTAACAACTGCAACAGATATTCAAGTTTCTTCAGTGTCTCAAACTTCAGGGACGACTGCAAACGATTTTACAAGTTCGATAACTTATGTTTGTTACGATAATAATGGCGATATAGTCAATTATATTGTCACTGTATACGTTTCAACTTCACAAACAGTTAAATTAATTGAAAGTTTTGTTTTAAGAGCGAAAGATAATAAAATACTTGGAGAAGATTATACTGGAGTTATCGATCAAACCGCTAAAACTATTGAAGTGACTGTACCTGAAAGATCTAACTTTTCTGAAGTTTACCCTACAATAAGCATTACAGGAGTTTCAGTAACGACTAAAAGTAAAACTGCAGCAGATTTTAGTACAAACGATTCAACTACATTTACCGTATATGATTATTTAAACAATTCATCATCTTATACAGCGACTATAATTGCTAGTGATGATCCAAAACAAGAAATCGGTATTACATTTTATGGAGATTCTGAAGATACTGCTGATTCTGAGGATATAACAAGACCTTCTGGTTGGGTAGATGGTGTAAATCTTTCATTAAGTTTTCCAGCAGAAATTAAAGATATTTTAACAAATGTAAAATCACATATATCTAGAATTAAATCATTTTTAAATATTGGTAAATCCGCTTTAAATATTGTTAGAATATTACTGTCAGGTGTTGGAAATCCCGTTCTTGCAGCTTTTGATTTTTTCTTAACAGATTTAATTACGTTTATAAACAATTTAAAGAATTCTGGATTTTTCTTTGCTCAGATTATTCCAGATACTAAACTTTTTTATGAAATCTTTATTGATCAAACGGTCTTAAATCCGCATTATAGAGATGGTAAATTAGAGAGACTTTTAAGTGAATTGACTGCTGAAGAACGTAGAGTGTATGATAAGTTGGTGTTAGGGACAAGAGAAATAAAGTTCTTTGGATTTAAAAAGGCTGAAACTTATGGAGTTACTGCCTCTGAAGTTACAGCTCTTAAAGATCCGTCACCTTCACAGTTAACTGCTATAGAGATGAAGAATCTAACTACAGAACAAGAAGTCTTACAAACATTGACTAGTGAAGCAAGTAGACAAAAAGTAGTTGAAGCAAAATACTTGAAGAACTTATTAATGAGTGGTTTCTGGCTGCTTCCTGGAGACTCTGCGTTAAAACTGTATGCAGAGTCTTTTGACAATATTGATGATTATGATCAACCTTTATATGATCCTCCAATACCTATAAAAAATTATTCATATTATAATGATGGTAAAATTACTTATAAGAAGGCTCCAACATTACTTGATAAAGATACTGTACTTGCAGGTGGGATGATACTTTGGTTAGGATTTTCAGGTGGAGTAGATTTGATTAAAGCAATTAAAACCTTTATGACAATTATCCGTCAACTTATATATTTTTTCGATGATCCTAAACTCAAAGCTCTATCGTTAGAGTTACAGGAACTTCAGAACAGATTTTGGACACAATGGAAACCAAATCATAAATATTATATAGGTGATGTTGTTACTCGAATCGATCAAGAACCTAGAGTTATAGATTCGCAAAGTGGAGAAAGAAGAACTTTAGATAAATATAAATATGTTTGTACTAAAGTTGGATCTAATGGTTATGGTACATCAGGAAGTACAGAACCCACATGGCCTGAAGATTATAAAGGGACTGTAAGAGACAATAACATCACTTGGACAGAATCGTCTATTACTGACTTTACAGTTAGAGAGGATCAACCTAAATTCTGGCAAAAAAGAAAATTGTTTAAAGATTGGTTTCCTGCAGGTGGAGAGATACTCAATGAACTAGAATATGTTTTATCTGGATTTAAGGATAAAATACCTACAGGACTTGAAGCCATTGAAGATACTATAGATTATATAGAATCAAGAATTAATGAATTAGATACATTAATAACACTTATTGAATCGTTTATATCACTTATCGAATCATTTGATGAATTAAATGATTTTGATATGCGAGGTTATATGGTTCCTGTACAGAATGGAGGCATTGCTAAACTTATTGATGGTTCTTTAGATGATAGCGATGATAACAAACCTTCAAGTAGCGATTATACTTTAGGTCTTTTTAGTTTTATAGGATCGGGTGCTAGTGTGCCGGGATACTTACTTTTAGTAGACATGCTTTTTGGGTCTGGAGCATATCCTAGTGAATTTAAGAATGCGGTAAATCAAGCTTCTTATCCATGGGGTCTTGATTTACTTGACGAATCGCCTTTTCCAGATGAAGAAACTTTAAGATCTAGATTTTTTGATGAAGATAGAGTAACGAGTGAAATTGAAGCAGAGTCAGATGATATTGTTACAAATACGCCATTTTAAGAGGATTTATGACTTATAAAGCATTTACACCACCTTTTAAATTTAATGATGAAGATTATATAGTAAGTGAGAGAGAGACGTGGAGTGATCAGTTAGATGAGGCAGCGATTCTCTTTGGTCCCGAACTTAAGTATATTGATTTGACTCATGCACAACCTGATTATATCTTCGGCGAGTACTTGGCTAATACTATAGAACGTGGAATACCTCTTCAATTGATTTGTGAACAGATTGAAGATGATTTTTATCCTGAAGAAAGTGCTCTTTTTTCTAAGTTCGGGTATACTCCACAATTAGATGTTGCTACTTTTTTTGGATCAGTTAATTATTTTAATTATCTTGATATTACTCCACAAGAAGATGATTTGATTTACTATAAGAAGATTAAAAAAATCTTCGAGATAACTAAAGTGACGTTACTTGACGATTGGAAATATAAAATTGATTCAAAACTTTACAATTATGATCATATGGAAGTTTCTGACGAAGTTACTGATCAACCTATATTAGATCTTGAAGATATTAATGATGATGAAGTAGTTAAGATTATCACTCCTATAACAAGTCAGAATGAGACTGATGACATTATAGATGATGACGATTCTGACGGACTTTATGGGTAAATTATAAATACATTAAATAACTTAAAGAGGATGACATGAATAATTTTAAAAAGTTGATTGAAGCATCATACCAGGAACTTCAGACTCTTGGCTATAATATGAATACTGATAAAGGTGATGGAAGACATGCAAGTATTCGTGGTAAAAATTATGCTCTTGGATACTGGAAGAAGAAGTTAGAACAAGCGACTGAGGAAGGTGATAAGTTGGGTATAAGGGTTGCTAAAATGGAAATACTCAGACTTGAAAGAAAACGTAATATGACTAACTTAAAAGATAAGATAAATCATGAAAACATTTAAGCAACTTCTAGAGTCAACCTTGATGGAACTTAAGGGTGATGTTAAGAAATATCAAGCTAAAGTCAAAGGGAAGAAAGAGCCTAAAGTCAAGATACCTGTCAAGAACCCCGGTATACTTGGAGTACCTGAAGGAAAGAACTTCTGGGATCTTCCTTTAAGTCATTATGAGGGTCTTGTAAAATCTAAAGGATATAAAGAAGTGATTAGAGCCCTTACGAACCTTGTGGTATGGAATAAGAATGACGATCCTGATATATCTAAAAAAGCTTCAAACATTTCAAGACAACTTAAAGTGAAATTCAGAAAATGACAATCACAGAGACTCCTGTACAATATTTAGGACATAGATTTTTTACAAGAAAGATTTTAGCAACTTTTATGGATTTCTTTGCTAAACGTATCTTTGTGGAACGTTATGATGAGCAAGGAGATATACTTAAATATATTCGTCCGCCCGTACATTTTTCGAACCGCCAGAGATTTATTTCACTAGCTCAAGGTAGCAATCAAAGTGATAATTTTAATACGGGAGAGTACGCTTTAGATTTAAATTATATTTTACCTAGAATGAGTGTAAATATATCAGGAATGAGTTATGCTTCATCTAAACATCTTACAAAATTTCAAAAACTTAAAGCCTGTGAATATGATGAAAGTTCGGGGAGTCTTGATAGTATTTTAACTCCAGTTCCTTATACTCTCTCTCTCGATCTTTCAATACTTACAAAGTCTATTGATGATACGTTTCAGATCATAGAACAGATTGTCCCCTTTTTCGCACCATCGCTGTCATTTGATGTAAATGTAATTGACGGATTTTCTCCAGAGTCGATAACATACGTATTAACATCTGTAACTCCTGATAGTAACGATGAGTATGGCATAGTAGACGAAAGGGTCTTTTTAAGTACTTTAAGTTTTGAAACAAATGCAAATTATTATTATATTAAGAGAACTACGGGTATCATTAAAGAGATCATTGCAAATTATTATGTTCAGAAAGATGATGATTATAAGAAAATTAAGACTTACGAGCTTAATGCAGATAATTTAGCCCCTGTAACGACTGTAGCTACACGGGACGAAGAACCTATTACGACTACAATTGTGGAATACTGATGAAAAGATTTAGACAATATATATTACAAGAAAAAATATCTCAGAAAGAGATTAAATCAGCTTTAAGCGATCCTAACATTACTTTCGGTATGGAGTTTGAATACGTTGACGATAACTTAAGTAACGGTGAGTTTGAAAAAGATGCGTCATATCTTCAAGAGTTGTATGGTGATCTTGAAAGAGATGTCGAAGAACTTAAAAAATCATATGAACAGGATCGAGATGAGTATCAAGATGAGATTCGTCAAGAGATTCAAACGTTAATTGACGATAAACAAGAGTCTATTAATGATCTTGAAGATGCTAACAGTGACCTTGACGAAGAAGAGGATACTGACGAAATTGAAGAAAATGAAAACGCCATAAGAGAGTTTCAAGATGAAATTGATAAACTTGAAAATATTGAAGGATATGAACGTGAAGAGTGGGCTGAAAACGAGTTAAATTGGTATTATGATTATTTTGAGAGAAATCCTTACAACACTATTAGTATACCTGACGAATTACTTGAATTTTGGAGGATATACGATTCAGTTGACGAAGAACAAATTTTACGTGGTATATATATGGATGTTTTTTATGAAGAGGATGCTTGGAATTCTGATTTAGTTTATCCCGATTTAAGTTATGGAAACGATTATCCTGATGGTTCTGATTGGGTTGAATACGTAGAACAAAATTTCAACTTCGATGATCTACCATTCGATAATTACGAGGTTGCAGAGTATCATGGAGGTTCTTCTTCAAGTAGTAATTGGAGAATTGAAGAAGACTCAAGTCTTTCTGAAGGAGGTGTTGAGATAATTTCACCTGCACTACCTATAACTCAAGCTAAAGAAGTTATTAAAGACATGTTTGATTATATTAGTGATAATGGAGAAACTGATAGTTCAACAGGGCTTCATGTACATTTAGGCTATAAGGGTGTTAATATGAGTCAAAATCTTGATTTACTTAAAATGATGATGTTTACAGAAGAAAATTGGGTTTTGAAGAATTTTCCAGAACGAGAGGGGAATTCATATACATTAAGTATGATAAAGAAACTTGACAAAACGTTTAAAGAACATCCTGATTATCCATCGGCATTGTTTAAATCAGGTAAAGATGATATTCAATGGATTTTTAAGGATTTTCAAGCAAACGTATTGCCTCAATCTACTAAATATAATTCAATCAATTGGGAACCTATAGGTAAAGGACATATTGAAATAAGATGGATGGGAGGTACTAATTATCACAAAAAATATAAAGAGGTCATTACTGCTCTTGGAAGGTTTGCAAGTTATCTTAAATTAGCTTTAGATCCTGAATATAAGAAGGAAGAATATTTAAAGAAACTTTATAGACTTGCCGTGAAAGCAGATTATTTAAGAAGTGACAAAGAGATTAAAGAGACTCAAAAGCAAATAAATGTTGTAGAAAGAGATGGGTTGTTACTTGGTTCAGCTTCTAATAAATATGGCAGTATAAGATATTATTATTCTTATAAAAATGATGTTTATATGATTTACACTCCTGAACATAATGGAACGATTAAAGAGTTTGAAAAGATTGGAAAAACGAAAAATTTTTATAAGACTAGTAAGAAAATTAAAGACTTTAAGATCGACACTGACAACTGGCTTAAAACATATAAGAGGGTGTAAGATGATACCATTACCAGTGATAGGATTTATATTTACAATCATTCAAGAGAAAGTTATAATGAAGATTGGTGAAAAGTTGTCTAAGAAGAAAAAACAAGAAGATAAAAAAGAGAATAAAGATGATGACAACATTTAAGCAATATTTAGAAGAAAGATTAAACATTGAAGATATTGTAACAGATTATGAACCTATGAATAATTTGGTTTTTTTTCAGAAGTATCTTCCATTGACTCCTAAGATGTTACATCGTCTTGGATGGACATATAAAGGAGAGGTTTTTCATGTTTCAAGTGTTTTTAATGTATTGAAAAACCTTATAAGACTTCAAGGAACTAAAAAAGGTGTTTCAGGGTTTCTTAATATATCAAAAGGTTATTTAGAGTCAGGAGTTGAAGCAGGTGGAGGTGCTGTTAGTTTATTAAAAGGTGATGTAGTGATGTATGGAAATAGAGATCTTTACACCGCAGCAGATAAGCACGGACGTAGATGGTTGAAGATTGGTATCGAGTTTCCACTGTCTTTAAGAAAAGAGTTAGATGATTTAAAGTTATGGTTATTGAAGAAACATTTTAATTGTGATAATTTTTATAGCTGTGATTTTAATCTTCGGAATAATAAGAAAAAGAATGAATATATTAAAGAATTTATGAAATCATGTGAAGGTATTTTTAAAACATATCAAAATGACATACTTGAAGGTTTATCGAAAGAACGTTCGTCAATTAATGAGTTTATAGTAACTAATTTTAAAATAGTTAAAGTATTTCTTATAGAGGATATGTTAGAAAAATCTGGAAGAGATGTCTGGCAGCAAAAATTAGATTTAGAAGAAGAGTCACTTAAAGTTAAAGTAGTTAAGAACATAAGAGAGATGCAGAAAGAAATTAAAAAAATCAGAAGGAAATATAAATGAAAACCTTCAAACAACACCTTCAAGAAAAACAAAATACTGGTGAGATTCATGTATTTGATATTGACGATGCTTTATTCTTTACGTCCTCTAAGATCTATTATACTCTTCCTGGAGAGACTGAAGAACGTTCAGTATCAACCTCTGAGTTTGCTAAGATCAGATCGAAGTTACCTAAAGACACTAGGTGCTTTAAGTCCTGAAGATCTTAAAGCCTTTGTACTTCAAGATATATTGATAGGTAAAGAAGGTTTCAAGAACGTAGTGTTTTATGACGATGATAAAAAAAATGTTAAAGCAGTAAATGATCTTAATAACCCTAAAATCAAAGTTATAAAGGTATGATATGAATAATTATAAGAGATTGTTAGAACAAGAATTAAATTCTAAAAAAGAACTTAAAGAATTGATTAAACTTTGGAAGGAATGGGGTAAAACATTAAAACAATATCATAAAAAATACAAAAAATATTCACACGGTAAAGATTTTTATGCTACTGAACCAACCTTTTTCGAAGAAAACAAAAATAATTTGATTCCTCCAAAAAAATTATTGGATTATTATAAAAATAAATTTGAAATTGTTGCTGATTTAGAAATTGATAAAGCAATAGATAGAGCAATTTTTTCATTGAAACCAAATATGGAACATTATGATATTTTAATGCCATCAATTGATGATATTAAAGGAACAGAAATAAAAGGTATGAAATATTCTAAGGGGAGTTATAATCAGGGATTGAATAGGCGAGGGTATTAAAAGTATGATAACTTTTAAACAATTCGTAAATGAACAAAAACAGTCCATTAAGGTCTTTTATCATTTAGATATGGACGGATATGGTGCTGCTTATGCAGTCTGGAAGGTACTTGGAGATTCTGCAAAATACATTAAAGATGAATTAGTGTTAATTTTATCCCAACAAGGTCGTACGGCTGTCAAAGTTCGCTCAAAAAGTAATCCAAAATATGTCAGTCATATAACTAAAATATTTAAAAAAGCATTTACAGATTATTTTAAATCATTATGAAAACTTTTAAATTATTTTTAGAATCAGAAGACAAGAAACTGTATTTCTTGAAGAGAACAAATGAACATATAGATCGTGTAGAGCGAAATGGGAAGTTTATAGAAGATACGATTCCCAGTTTAATAGGTTTGAGTAAGCAGATAGAAAATCATGATCGTTCAAAATTTGTAGATCCTGAATTTGAACCATATGTTGAAATCACTTGGAATTATAAAATAGGTAAAGAAGCCGATAATGATCTAAAGACTTCATTGACTCAAGCGACAGAACATCACGTAAACAATAATAAACACCATCCCGAATATTGGGATAGTGACAAATCACCAACAATAAATCCAGATGATCGAGACAAACCTTTAAGATTGATTGATGGGACTAAAATGGACGATATTAGTCTTGCTGAAATGGTTTGTGATTGGCAGTCAATGAGTCAAGAGTATAATGAAGGGTCTTGTAGAAAATGGGCTGACGATAATATTAATATACGTTGGAAATTTACAGATATTCAAAAATCTTTAATATATAAAATAATAGAGGCGTTTGAGAGATGAAAACCTTTAAACAACATCTTCAAGAGTCTAAACTAAGTACCATCAAGTCCTTAAAACCGACTTCAAAATTTTTAGTCTTTCATGGATCGACTGAAAAGGACATTTACGAGTTTTGCGTTAAGGGTGTGGATGCTACGAAACGGGTCTCAAGACATTACAATCAACAATCATCGCAAGGTGAAAATGGATTGTTCGTGACTGTAGATTTTTCAGTCGCTAAGAGATTTGGAATTGTTGTAATGAAATTTAAGGTACTTGGAAAACAATTACGTTATACAGTACCATCAAGAGAGGAAGAAGAACGAGAATATTTTATTAATAAGTATCCAAAATCTTATAAGCCTGAAATCACTGGAGAACTTTTAGATTCTGGAGAACCTCAAAGTCTCTTTGTAGGAACCTTAAGTCCACGTGCTATTGAAAAGATCTATGTTCAAAGTTATCAGTCAAGTGATATTATTACGATGACTAGAGAACAGTTTATCGATTATTACGAAATCAAGAACTCGAAGAAGTCTAGACGACCGTTATTCGAACCACAAGAAAAACCATCGTTAAATGACTTTTTAAGACGTGCAGGAGATCATTTCAATAAAGAACCTAAAGAAATATTAAACATCATTAAGCTTCAAGATATAGACGATCCTGTGACTTTTTCAGGTATGTTTGGAGACGTTTTTGAACCTTCAGTGTCACAACATATATTAAAGCAATTATGAAAACATTTAAAGAACTGATAGAAGGTAAACAAGTTGGTATAATTTATCATTTTACAGATTTAAATTCTTTTGAAAAAATATTAAAATCAAAATTTAAGTTAAAAGATATATATAAACATGGTTATATATCTTTTTCAAGAAATTCCAGACTTGAAGAATTTGGAAAAAAAGGTATAAGAATTACAGTAGACGGTGATAAGTTATCTAATAAATATTCAATTAAACCTTTTATGGATTTGCAACATGATGTTACTAGAAATCACGGTGAAAATGAAGAGATGATAAAAGTAAAAAAAGGCGATTCAATAGATATTAAAAATAGTGTATTAGCGGTTGAACACTTAACAAAACTTAGATTACCTATGGATAGATTAGAGAAAATTAGAATATTCTTAAAAAATAAATATCCTTTAATAAAGTATGGACAGTATCAACTATGAAAACATTTAAAGTTCATCTTCAAGAAAATATATATACAACTAAAGTTAAAACATACATATTTAATCATCCCTTTATTCCTTTAAGTTCTCCAATGATAGAAAGGCTTTATGGTAAGCAATCATTTGTAGCGTTTCATGTTATGGGTCCAAAAAACTTAAAGGAATTAGAAAAGATTGAAGGTACAAAAAAATCTTTAAGTTGTTTTACAGACATGTCAGTAGGTGATTTAAGAATGGGTGTTGTAGCTGGAAGTGGTATCGTAGTCAAATTGAAAGGTGATTTTTTATTAAAGGTAAATACAGACATTTTCAGTGAAATTGATTCTCAAGGTAGACGATGGATTGATTCAGAAAAAATTCCAAAAATTGGCAACGATCTTTATAAACTTCGTAGAGCTATTTCTCTTATGGTTTTTAAAAAATCTTTTGATTCGATTAGATCTGATGTTATATTAGGTAAGGAAGATAAGAAAAAAGTTGCAAAATTTATTGACATGTATATTAAAGGTATTGAATCTATTTTGAAAAGACATAAGATAAATTTAAGAGATCTAACAATAGCAGCTAATGATGGATTTGATTATGATGAAATTATTTTAAATAATATTAAAGTTCTTAAAGTTTATGCTATTAAAGAAACACTATATAATCGTTATGTAACAGTTGGTGATTATTTAGAAGATACAAGTATTGTAAAGATTATTAAATATGAAACAGAAACAAAATATCCTATAGAAGAGGTGAAAGATTATCAAAAAATGTATTCAATAATAAAATCTGTAAAATAACTGAAATATTATGAGAACTTTCAAGCAACATCTCTTTGAGAAAACCTTCAGTATAGGTAAAGACGTAGACTACATCTATAACAAGATATTTAAGAAGTACGTCAAGAAGTTAATGAAGGATAATGGTTATATGCCACCTGAAAGAAAAGTTGAAGTTATTCGTTCTAGTGAATTACCTTCTAAAGATTCTAAAAGAGCTAGTAAATTAAACCCCGTAGAGATTAAAGGTGGCTTCTTCCCTGGAACTGGTTTTTATAAGCCTTCAGATGCTACTATTCATGTTAACTTTAATAATAGTGCAATTGACCTTTATAAGAGTGAAGATGGTATAAAAAATTCACTAGATTTCATCCCTCTTAGTCAGCATAGTAACTTTAAGGCCGAGTTTGACGGATCTAGAATCAAAGCTACAATATATCACGAGTTAAGTCATTGGTTAGACGACACTTTTCACAATAGATATATAAATAAAATGATACAAAAATCAACGACTTTTAATAATGTTTCAGATGCTCAAACATACGTAAAGCAAAATGAAGAGAATGTAGCATTGACTAATTATGAACTTAACGCACAAATACACGCCTTGAAGCAACTTAAAAGACTTAATAAAGACATGTGGGATTTATACGATCTTCGAGATGTGTTTCAGTTAAGTCCACCTCTACAAATCATATATAAGTCCTTAAGTCCTGAAGGTAGAAAGAACTGGCTTAAAAAACTTCTTAAAAGGATGTCAAGAGAGAAGATTTTAGGTGCTGAAATGAAGAATACGAAGAATTTAGATATGTTGTAATAACTTATATTCTCCTTTAATAAATACAAGTGCATAGACATTAAAGGAGAACATATGGTAGACTTAAAATATGAAACAATGAATAAAATACCTAAACGACTCAAGAAAATAATTATATTAAGTCCGATTGTTTGTCAATAATATCTGATATGATATTGGAAATTTTTAATGAATGCTTGATATTGTACGAACTTTATGACTTTGTAGAAATGAAAGCAAGCCAAATAGAAGCGATTGCATTACTTTCCAGTAGTATAAACATGCAGATACAAAATGTTGTAAGGTTATATAAGGATTTGGCAGATATAGAACAGATGAGAATGCCACCAGAGTTAAAGAAAGTAGGAAAAGAACAAGATGAGAAGACTACTGCTGTATATGTAGGCGATTCAAAGAGTCTTCTTGACATTATAGAGGAGAATACAAATGGTTAGTGTAGCACCTAAGATAGAGAATATACGAACTGATATCAACGGTAAACCTTTTAAGTATATTGCAAATAATAAAGTAAAAGGTGAAGGTACTATTATTGCTTACACTGAAGAGATGATTAAAGAGATTATGAAATGTAGGAATAGTGTTGAGTACTTTGCAAGGAATTATTACAAGATCGTTCATCAAGATTTTGGGTTCGTAAACATAGACTTGAGAGACTATCAGAATACATGTCTTGATGAATTTACAGATAATCGATTTAATATAGTGAAGTTCCCGCGTTAACGATTGGCGTGGGTTAAATCCGGTTAATTGCTGGAACCTCCAAGGTTAATCTTACTACAAAGTGACTTGAAAAAGTGAGCTTGAAAGTTTAAAAAAAGGTTAATGAAAAGGACAATCAGCAGCGAAGACTCTAAGGACTTATGTTTATGAGTAACGTTCAACGACTAGTGTTTAACACGTAGGATTCAAGTGAATTCGAAACACCGGACGCCTTTAAGGTGATGATATAGTCTGGACTTAATGGAGACATTAAGAGATTTAACGGAAACGGTTAAATCGCAACACAACACAATCTGGAAAATCGACAGTATTTGCTGTATGGGTCTGTCATTACATACTTTTTCACAAATATAAAGAAGTTGCAATACTTGCAAATAAAGAAAGACACTCAAAGGAACTTCTTAGACGGATTAAAAATGCATACCAGGAGCTTCCATTCTGGCTGCAAGTAGACGTAAGACAGTGGTCTAAGATGACTATTGAATTATCTAACGGATGTAAGGTATCTGCTGCAAGTACCAGTAGTGATTCAATAAGAGGTGAAAGTATCGGAGTTTTGATTGTGGATGAATCGTTATATGGTTCATCCTTACTTACACTAAGAGATAAAGAAACTGGAGAGATAAAAAAAATGACGATAAAAGACCTTTTTTTAGAATTATAAATACTATATGATGAGGGGTAATTTAAGGTTCTCTGAAAACCTTAAAAACAGACTCAAGGAAAATCTGCTGTTCCCCTTCATGTTAACTATATTTATCAAGGAGAATATATGAAAAAAGAAGAAATATTAAAGATTGTTGAAGACCATCCAAAACATATTTCACTCTTTATACAAAAATATGATGTTAAGTTCTATTCAAAAATTCAAGAAATCGAAGGTAAGACTTTTTCAGAAAAGTTATATACTCACTTATATGGAAAAGGTTATTGTAAGTATTGTGGTAAACCTACAGGATATCATAAGTTCAAAACTGGATTTTTCGATTATTGCTCTGTTTCATGTCAAAAGTGAACCAGAAAAATATATTGAATATGATGATATTGTTTTTGGTCTTACAAGAGAAGATATTAAACGACTTGTAGATGAATTGGATGGAAATCCGTTAGTTTATTATTCATCCTTTGCTAAAAAATACTCTAAGACAATTTTTCATTTAACATCATTTTTTAGATATAAAACATCATATAATTTACGTCTACAAGCAATACTGGACGATGTTTACGAACAACCTAAATGTAAGACGTGTGGTAAAATGTTACATTATAAAGGTGTACATACACACGAACATTGTTCTATCAAGTGTATGACTAGTAATGATGAAGTTAAGAAAAAAAGAGAAGAGACGAATCTAAAAAAACACGGTTACAGTAATTTGTTGAGTGATTCAAAAATACGTCATTTGGCTGTAGAGAAATATACTGATGATGATAGTGTCGTTAATCTTTCCCAAATACCTGAGATTCGTGAAAAAGTTAAACAAACCAATCTAAAAAATATCGGTCATGAGAATAGTTTTCAATCAGAGAAATCTTATAAAAATCGTATTAAAGGACTTAGAAAGTTTTATAATTCTATAATAAAAGATGAATATGTTGAAGGACATGTTTATGTTATAGAATGCAAAAGTCTTAATTTAATAAAAATAGGTATAAGTAAAAATCCTTATAAGAGAAAAAAAGATATAGAGAAGTCTTTGAATAAAAAATGTAATATATTTTTCACAAAATCCTTTAATTATAAATTATCTAGAGAAGTTGAAAATTATCTACATGAGAAATATGATGCCTTTAATGTTGTTATATTAGATTATGATAAAAAAATAGGAAGGACCGAGTGGTTTAAAGAGGAAATTTTAGAAGACGTAATAAATGATATGAAAAAATTATGAAAAACTATAAGATTAATAAAAAATATGAAGTACTTACACCAGAAGGATTCAAGGACTTTGACGGTGTTAATATTAAAATTAAAGAAGAATCTGTTCTGTTCAAGTTCAGTAATAATCGAGAAATAGGGTGTTCATACAGACATAAAATCGATACGCCTCAAGGATATAAATATGGTTATGAGTTGAATGTAGATGATGAAATATTGGACGGTAACGGAAATGTTGTAACGATTATTAATAAGATACATGACCCAAATCCCGTTGAGTTATATGATCTAATTAACGTTGATGACGAAAGACATAGGTTCATTGCTAACGATATTACTGTATCTAACTGTGCTTTTATTCCAGGTAATATATGGCATGACTTTTTTCAATCAGTCTATCCTTCGATTTCTGCTGCAAGTACCTCAAAGATTATTTTAGTATCAACTCCGCGTGGAATGAATCACTTCTATAGTATATGGACTAAAGCTATTAAACATCAAAACACTTTCAATCCTATCGAAATTCAATGGTATAACGTTCCAAATTATGCAAAAACAGATAGAAGTGGTTTAAAGTTTGAACATGAACCGGGCAATACTGTATATGACTTTGAGGACTTACATACTAATCAAATTTATTCAATGACATTAAGTGATATAGAGAAAAACTTAAATCTTAATAAAGAGAATAAAAGATTTAGAGTACTTATAGACGATGAATGGGAGGACTTTTACGGGATCTTAAAGCATAGAAAACGTAATGATAATAAAATGACTTATGACATCATCTTTAAGGAGTGGTACAGTGAGACTGTTGCTAACTTTGGGATGAGACATTTTCAACAGGAGTACGGAGGTAAGTTCTTAGCTTCGACAGACTCTTTGATTACTAATGAAGTTCTTGAAGAGATAACATTTATTGATATATTACCTAGAGATGATATTTCATTTTTTGATGACATAATTAAGGTGAATTCTATCTTTGAGAAAAATATAAGCATTTATGAGTTACCTAAAGAAGGACACGAATATACAATCGGTGTTGACCCTGCACAGATCACGATAGAATCATCAGGTGACAGTGTTGCTATACAGATTCTTGATGTTACAGAACTTCCATTTAGACAAGTTGGAACTATCATTATTAACGAAGGGATTCATTATTCTGAGTTACCTAAAGTGATTAAAATACTTGGATTTGCTTATAATGAAGCTCTTGTATTCATTGAAAATAACGATACTATAGGAATTGAAATCGCTGATTCATTGTTCCTTGATCATGAATACGACAATGTATTTTCAGAGAAAGCTGGAGTTCCTGGATTTAGAACGACTGCAAAAAAGAAGAAACTCGGATGTTTGAACTTAAAGATGCTTGTAGAAACTAAAAAACTTGAAATAAATGACATTGACACAATTAGTCAAATATCAACATTTATTAAAAAGAAGAATTCGTATGAAGCAGAAATGGGATATAATGACGATGCTGTAATGGCTCTCATACATTCTTTAGTGTTCTTACAGGATAGAATGGGATATGAACATAAGAGACATTTAGTAGATGGTATTCAAGAAGAGATTATGAAAATAGAACAATATAATCCAAAAGCGAGAAATCGTAATAATGCAAATGAAGATGAAGAAGATGAGAACGATGAACCAATACCTTTCGGATTTACTAATGACCATTTCAATGAAGATTTTCGAGTTTTTTAGTCAATTTTATAAATAATATTAATTGAAGATTATAAGATGATTTAATTAAGCAAATGAGATAAGTTTGCTTAAAATTTGATGTTAACAATATAATAGGAGATATAAAATATGGCTTTTCAACTCTATCCTTCTGTAGAGATTCGGGAGCGTAACGTAAGTTTCAATGTAGCAAATTTACCAACGTCAAAGACTGGAATGGTACTACATTGTGATACAGGACCGGCTTATCAGATTACAGCAATTACAAAACCTTCAGAACTTGAAGACACTTTTGGAGAACCTACGAATTATAACTATAGGGACTGGTATAATGCGTGGAATTTCCTTCAATATGCAAGTAGTCTACATATAGTTAGACCGATCGACTCTGCTAAAGCAACTCAAAATGTTGGTTTAGGACTTACTGGTGGTTATGGTGGTGGTATTGTAACAGCTACTGCTGCTTATCAAGTCGCTTCATGTGGTAGTGCTCTTGCAGCAGATTCTTCAGGATTAGTAAATTCAACTACATATTATTTTAAAGTAAATGATGTTCAGTATAATATTGAAGCAGGTCCGACCTTAACTAATACAGGGGTTGCAACAGAAATAGACGCCGCTTTAGAAGCTGCTGGTATTTCATGTTCTTACGATGACACTTTAGGTGGATATAAGTTTATACATGATACCGTAGGTGAAGATTATAGCATTACGTTAGCTACAGGTACAACTAGTCCTGACTTGTTTACAGCACTTGATGATTATGATCAATTTGACCCTTCTGTTGCAGGTGTAGGTATGACTTCTTTAAGTCCTTCTGGAGCATATCAAACTGCTTCCATGGGAACTGATACTGGTGTCACT